CACATCCTTAACGTGATCGACTAATCCATCAATATCAATGTAATCAAATACCGGAGCGACATTCTGCATTGAACCAAATATTTCTATTCCTCTCATAATAGACGAAAGCTCCTGGGTCTTTTGCGCTTTGGCTAACGGAGAGACATATTCAATTTCTATAAGTTCGTCTCCAAGCATTTCCGGTCTTGGTAAAAATTTTGCATTTTTATCCAGTAAATTAAAACATCTGGTTATCAATGGTTGTAATAATTCTGATTGCAGCCTTCCTAGTACGGGACCCAGTAATCTCATCTTCTCCTCGGTTCTCTGCATAACTTCCGTTGCTGTCATCTGTACGCCTTGAACCGTCATCAACTGGTCGACAAAAAAGTTTTCTCGAATAGCTTTTCTTCTTTGCTCTTCCATTTGAATCCCAAGCGGATTGTTGGCTCCAATATTTAATGGCTCGATTCTTTCCCTGGTTCCTGCTCGATAGAAATTTAATCCTCCAGGAGTTGTTCTAACCGGTAACATAAATCCATCATCCGGGACCATCAAAGGTGGATCAATTTGTTTTTGCGCCGCTCTAATAGTTGTCTTGGACATCGTATTTAACATCTTGGTATCTGGCAGCGCGTTCATTGCTGGAGATCTTCCATAAATTTCATTGGATGAAGATTTTAAATATCTAGGAACTACGTATGGAAATTCTTTAAATCCACCTTCTCTTAAAAGCGCTCCTGTTTCTGGATGAACGTGGCAGGAAATATAATCCATATTCTGCTTATTGTCATATCCCATCGGAGTATTGCTTTTAAAAATAGAATGAAGAATAGCCGTATCTTCGTAAGGATTCTTATCAATAAGCGTTTGTAAGGCTTTAGGTAATTGCGCCTCCGGGTACATCGAAGAAATATTTTTATTCTTTAAATGAAATCTACGCGTTAAGCTGTCGACAAAACCTTTTTCATTTTCAGTAATAAATATTTCTGAAATATGAATTGTTTTAAATCTTAAATCATCCTGGACATCATCGGAAATAAACATTGCTGATGTACCGAACGCCAATAGTTCGTGGTAAAGTTCAAAAACTTCCTGCTGAAAATTAGAACGCTGAAAGACCTGCTGCATAATTTTTGCACAGCTCTCCAACCATTCTACTGCCTGGTCATCCGCGTTGGTTGCTTCGTTTCTATATTTTAATATGAACCAAGGAGAAATCGTATTGGTCAACATTCCATTCAAGGATGCCGCTAATAATTCCAGAGCGTGCGTTGCCGTACCATCATACATCTGTTCGTGGCGCTTATTGCCTTTAGTATGTTTGATCGTTATGTTTGATTTTCTTGGTAAAAAATAATCAGCTATATCCTGCCAATGTTCTTCCCAAGTTGATCGTTGAGCTTTTAAACTTTCATATCGCTCAATGACCATTTTTGCTTTTGGTGTAATTGCCATCTATCCTCCGAGTAATGTATATTTTTGAGTCGTTAAATCCGTATCGCCTAATCCTTTTGCTTTCGTCAAAATCATACTGGTTCTACCTTTGCCTCTTGATATATCCGTAGTTGACGTAGCGGTTGCCTGCGAAACTTCTGCTTTTGTCGGCGCTACATACGCCGGTGCAGGAGCAGGCGGTGGTGGTGCGGGTTTAAATATTCTTGCAACTCCTCCCATATTATTCTCCTAGTAAAGTTTTTTTATAAATTAATTCATCTTCATCTGCTAAACCGGAAGCGCTAGTTAAAATGGTAGCTGATCTTCCCGTTCTTCCAGATCTAATTCTAGCTCTTTTTTCCGCGGCTGCTTTCGCTCTATCCTCATCTTCATAACTAGGTGGAGTTGGTAAAGGAGCGGGTGCTGCTGGCAAAGCCGGCATCGCAGGAACTTTTGGCATTAAGAAACCCATTGTCTATTATCTCCGTGTATTTTATATTCACTCATTGCTGTTTGTTGAGACATTTTTTTCTGCCTAGGCAAATCTCTAATTCCTAAAGCCATATAACGTGCAGCATCGCAAGCGTGCGATGACCAGTCTTTGACCGGCTTGTTGTGAAACATTTTCATTTTCTCATTATACTTTCGATGATAATGTCTCAAAGCATCGATTAATGGTTTTGTTGTTTCTATATTAAACCAGCATTTTGGCAGAACCATTTTTAAACTGTGAATGCCATCCTCAAAATTTAATTTCGGCAGAATCTTAAACCTTATACCCAACTGATAAGCAACCTCTCTACGGGTTTTTCCGGTCGAAAATTCTGTTACTTCTATGTCGTGCGGCGCGTAATGATCGCCGTAAACATAATCCTTATCTTTTACCATCTGGACATAATGTGGTAATCCTTCCCTATTATTCTCATAATAATCTATAACCAGGATTTGATTAGCCACCTGCTGAAAAAATATAATAGCGGTACTATCATCAACTCCTAAATCCCAGGCGGTATGAACCACTAATGATGGATCGTAACCCACCCTGGATAATTGTTTTTTTTCTTCTAAAACCTTTATTATATTTCCATACACTGATCCTTCGATATTTGCAATCCAATCACACTCAAATTCTTGTTTATACTTTGAGTCTCCCATTTGAGCTTTAGCAGCATCCAGCTCTTCCTGGTCGATAATTTTAGTCTCACTCGCTTTCGCGGTATAAGCTAACCATTTATCATCGGATAAAGCATACTGATAAAGATCGTAGAATATATTGGACATCCCTGCCGGGGTCCCAATAAAATACGCAAACCCCTTCCGATCAGAAATAGCGGGTCTAATAATCTCGTTCCATAACCTAGGATCAATCTGCGCCACCTCATCGATACAGACTCCATCCAGGAAAATTCCCCGAATCGAATCCGGATTTTCAGAAGAGAGCAAAGTTATTCGGCTGCCGTTTGGTAAATCACAGCGCAGCTCCGTTTCGTGGAACTTAACCCCTGGTATGCAGCCAGCATACATTTTTAAATAATCGTAAGCGATGCTTTTTGCTTGCCGGTACGTTGGCGCAACATAAGCATACCTGGGATTTTTAAGTTTATTTGTTAGCGCCGCTTTTATTAAATGATTTATTACGGCTACGCTTTTGCCGAACCTTCTATGGCAAGACAAAACCGCAAACCTATATTTGTCCAATTCCGTATGCAGCTTATCCTGCAACGGTCGTGGAACATAGGGTATTTCTATGTGCATAATTTAACCTTATAAGATATACGCGATTACGATAATCACAAGTATACCAATCACTACTTTCTGGTGGTCTTTCCAGTAGTGTTGAATTTCGTGTATTATTTTATCCATATTCCTCCTTAATGTACTGTGGGAAGATCCATTAATTCTTTAATGGATTTATAATTAACCCCACTATTTCTCATCAAACGATCGGCAAAACTTCTAGCGTGTTGTTCATCGAAGAACCCGTTGAAGTGAATAACCAAGCCGTTCGTCTCCTCTGAAATAAACACCATAGCGGTTATGAGTCTATTGCGTTCCTTTTCTATTTGCTTAATAAAATCTTTTGTTTTTTCATCCATAGTGTTTGTCTGTGCCTGTGTGTCAGGTCCCAATTTATATATATATAAATTTTGGCGCGCGGTTTTCGGGGTATACCCTACCTTTGTTCTCCTAAAATCTCTACTTTTATATGCAATGACCGATAACGATTAATTATCGGAAGTATTAGTATTGATAATCTTTTATTATCGTTAGTTAAAAAGCCAATGATCCGTAGTCATACGCGCGCGCGTGATCGTGGTTCTCTTGCCTAACTACCAACTTTAACCAGGCTATCCAACCAGGTAAACGAAAACCCTGGCGAGATTAGTCGCCAAGGTTCTATATATTTTTAATGACCGGCTCTTGAATCTGTTTGATACTTCGCTTTTCCATCCCACTTATAAGCAGAGCAGAAAGACGACATTCTAACAGAGTTATCAGATCTAGCAACTTTAAGCAGCGCAAGATCTTTTTCATAAACTCCGTTAGTTCTTTTTTCAGTCCAATGGTTTCCAAGTCTATCTCCTGGAACAACTTTATCACTAAAGCCATCTCCGGAAAGAATCTTGGTTCCCAATCCTACTAACTTCAATTTATTTTTTCCAACCAACTCATCAACCTGGAAAAATTCAATGTTAGTCTGATCATAACCCCAGCTAGTGTAAAGAATATCTCCAACCTTTAACGTGTGCGGTTCGAGTCTTTTAACTCTTCTCTCTTTAACCCTAGCTTGTTGCTGCAACCTGTCATCAATAGTTTTTTTTATTCTTTCAACCATTTGGTCATAAGTTTTAAAACTGTAATGCCATAAATGATTAAAAGATTTTTCTGTATATGCTATTGCTGCATAACCTAGAGACTTATCATTTCTCTTTAACTCGGTTGAATAAAAAAGTAAATCCCCGGTTCCGTTTTTTCTTTCTAATTTAACGTAACCTTTTGGGACCCATCTCTTTTTGGCAATCGCATCAAGTTTTTCTTTATTCATTATTGATTTACCTTTTGTAGTTTAACGTAACAAGGTATGAGAAATAATGCCAATAAACATCCTAAAGCAGATCCGAACGCAAGTTCTAAATTCGTTGCGCCGAGACCGCCTAGAAAGTCTGAAAACGTATTCCCTAACCCAGCGCCAATCGTTGCGCCAAGGAAACCCGTTTGCAATTTTTTTGGAAGTTTTTTCTCTACTGATATTCCAGCCAACGCTCCTGCGAGCATAACCGCATTATCAATAAATCCAAAAACGACAAAATCTAACATACTCAATCTTTATAATTGAGCATTGCCAGTTTGTCAATACACTAAATTTAATAAGTTATCTTTTTTTCTTTTTAATCAAGCTAGCTTGCTCCAGGTAACTGATTAGCAGCTTCATTTTTAACTTGTTTATAATCTTTTTTAGCTTCAACCATAATTTTTTCATTTGGTCTCCCCCAGGAAATAGTTAATGTTGAGTCTTGTTTTATTTCTTGCTTTGTTTTATCTCCGAACGTGGCGCTTCCTAATTTAGAAGCGAGCCATTTCAAATAAGAAAACACTTCCCTTTTCCACATCATTTGTTGGTTGTCAACCGGTTTGTCTAGTTCCTCTGTTAATTTATCGATTAAAGTGAAAACGCCTGTTTCCCTGGCTGCTCTAACTTTTTTCTGTAATCTTTCAGATTGTCTTATTTTCCTGTAAACCGTTGAAATTTCCGGGATATGATTATCCTTACAGATCCGGGTTAAGGGTTCTCCCAACTCCAGACGCTTGATAATTTCTTCTGTTTGCTTGTGATCCATTCTCTTAATTCTTTTTCCTCAAAATTTTTAAACTGTTTTAAATTTCTTAATGCTCTAACCTTACCCTCAAAAGTTCTGGCTCCAGTTGAAGCTCCCCCGTGGAACCGGCAACGATAATGTCCCGATTTTTTTAAATATCCCTTGGCTCGACAGCGTTTTCCGCTGTGTCTCGCGATCGACTCGCATTGGATTTTTTTAAGCGGGTGTCCAGCCACGGGGAATTTGAGTGTTAAACATAATATCCTCCACTCTATTTAAGTTAATATTAAACTCTGTCTATATTGTCTATTAAATTGTGAGATTTGGCTTCTTGTTCCATATTCAGTAATGCGGTTACATACCGGCGTTTAATCGTTACACGGTGGCAGCCGAAACGCTTGGCAAGTGAAACCCAGGAATAGCGCATTGCTCTGGACCAGATTAACCGCCTCTCCTCCAGGTGGATTAACATAAGCAGATCGATTGCAAGCTCCCAACAAGTTAGCTGCTTACTATTGGCACGCAAACGCATTCCAGGCTTCTTGTCATAATAGCCAATATCCTTGGGTTCATAACTCATCTCCAACAAATCAAACATCCGTGGAGCCGTGGGTTTCTTTATTCCAGGCATTAGCCGCTCGCACATACCTGCGTTTTCAAATATTTCAATTAATTTGACGAGTCTTAATTTCAAAAACTATTCCATTCCGGCGCGTTACCTTTCTCTTTCTTTTATAATATCTTTAAACGAATGTTTTAATATTCTTTTACCTTCTTTATTCTCTAATTCAATCCAAGGATTTTCTGTTCCGATATATTTATACTTATCCCCTTTATATTCGATAACTAATTTAGAATGATTGGCAACGGGGGGTTGCGAGAACGATTTTCTATAATAGGAATTTCTATTATTACTCTTCCTAGTATTATAGTTATAATAAGATGGTTTTAGTAATACATTGCTATTTGGAACATCAGATGTTTCAAATTTAGACTTCACTCGTTTAATCCTTAATTCTTCGAGTAGCTTCTGCTGCGTTAATAGATATTCATTCGTACTACTTAAACGCTTAATCGTAAGCAAACGGAGCTTGGCAAGACGATGAACGGCGCGATGGATGGAAGTCCGGGAGATCCCAAGATCCTTGGAAATGGTGGCATAACGGGGGAAGCATTTACCCGTCTCACGATTCATATAAGAGACCAGGCAGAAGTAGACACTCCGCTCGATCGGGGATAGCTTTTTATTCTTCAATACATTAAGATCGCCGACAAAAAATATGCTCATTTTCTCGTACAATCCGGGTTATGTTTTTCTTGAAGTAATTGGAGCATTCCGATCCAGCCACTCGGTAGTAGAATAGCCTCTTCCTTTTTAACAGGGGTTAGCTGCTTAATTCTGAAAGAGACAATCTTTTGATTTTCAACCTTATAAAAAACCAGGAAAGAAGGGAGTCCAGCTAAATTTGCTAGAGCCTCGGTGGTCGTGGTTGCTTTCCAGGTTTGACCTTTATCGAATACGGTTTCTGCTAAATAAAGGGGAGCCTTACAGTTGATACAAATTCCGCAGCTGTCGATGTCAATATAAGCTATTTTTTTTTCAATGGATCTATGCCACTCCGAATACCAATCGCCTTCATTATAATAATTTTTACGCGCCATACAGCAACATATAAACGGATAATAAAAAGAAAAAAGTTAAGCTGCAAAAAATAATTAAAAAAAATTTATCCATTACAGACCACCCTTACGCAGTCTATCTATTTGGTCATTAACTTGTTCTGCTAGCTGCTTATTATCATTTCTTAATTGTTTGTTCTCCTTCATTGTTTCCCGATTAAGTTTATGATGATGCTCTTCAATCTGTTCCAGGGATAAAATCCTGGCGGTTTTTTGATGGATAATGTCTTGATCTTTTTTATGTTGCAAATCCAGGCTCTGGATCTCTTCATTTTTTAAATCGATTGTTTTTTTTAATTCGTTGATTTCTTTTTTAGCATCTCTCATTTCCGGGGATGAATGAACTGAAATAGTTTTAAGAATACTCATCTCTCCTTCTGCTTCTTGCCTTAACTTAACTTCTTTGGATAATTCTTGTTCAGAAAATTGCCTTCTTTTCTTTTCGTCTCTCCACATCTCCAGCAATTTATCATAATCTTCATTCATAAATATATTGACCATTACAAAATAACATTGATTCCCCTAAATATTCTTTCTTTAAAATATCATTGGATGGATGATTAATTTCACAGCAACCAGCGCTAAAACTCCCTGGGTATTGATGAACCCATTGCATATAGATTAAACAAAATTCTTCAAACTCGGTAAATAAAACTATTAAAGAAAAAATAAATAGATACTTCATAAGTACCTTATCTTTTTTACGTTTTGGATGGGAATAATATTGACGTTGCCTACTTCGAGTCTGTTTTCTTCTTCGTCTCGATACCAATCTCCGAAGGTAATAAGGGTTTTGTCGCTTTTTGAGAGGATGTAAGCCAACGTATGACACTCACAGGGTTGAAGTCTGGTAGCTCGCTCTGTTGGCATCCAAGAGTTGTCAGACAAAATATCAGTCCAAGTAATATCGGCACGTTTATAATCTTTGATCTGACCATTGATAATTGTTTTTCTACGTTTAGATTTCATAAAAGCTGGAAGGTTTAACTTTACCTTTTGTTTTTTCCTTTATAATTTTCATCCAGCTTTTGCGGGGTATTCGCTCTTTATTACACCACCTAAAAACTGTGGATTCCGGAGTTACCCCTTTAACTCCAAGAATTGCGGCGAGTTCTATATAACTAATCTTTTTAGTTCTTCTAAATTTTTCTAAAGTCATTGTCTATATAAATAAGGCTTATTGTCATAAAGTCAATACCCTAAAATTCAACCTATAAGACTCATCTGTGAAGTGTGTGAATAACCTTAAATAATATATGTTGATATTTTGTTCTATATTCGTAAGGTGGTTGTTACTGATTCGTTTTAAATATGAGTGAAATAGATATAAGCCAGTTTATAAAAGATATTAAGAAACTTCCAACCTGGATCAAGCATTATGGGTTGAATCATCACTCGCCTTCTCAACTCAATAAAATAGATGGAGCCTGGAGTTATGAATATTTATATTTAACCCAGGAGCAGCGCCGGAAACTTCCAGGCAATTCAAAAATGTTTGCTGGAGTTCAAATGGGATCTGCGGGACAAATGACCATCGGAGATTTTGAATGGCAGGGAACCAAGAAATTAGAAATTAAAAAATATAAAAGCGTCTTTAATAAAGTTTTAGAAAATTTTAATGCCTATATACCGGTGGATGAGCAAGATAGAAACCAGCATAGCATTAACCGGAAAGGTTTAGCTTTAACATATGAGCAGCTGAAAGAAGCCTTTAAGGAAGTAGGATTAAAGGCTCCGATTGATTGTGAGCGTACGGTTAGCCTAGATTTGCCAGGCTGCCAGCTGCCTTGTATTGGTCGAATTGATTATGAAGATCAAGATAATTTTATTGAACTTAAAACCAAATGGCGCTTTAGAAAAAAGGGTAAACCTGGAGCCGCACCATCCTATCCTTTATACGGAATAAAAAAAGACATCTCTCCAGAATTTCTTTTGCAAGTTGCCTTCTATGCCGTAGCAAGCGGAAAAAAACCTCATCTCGTTATTGTTAATGAAAAAGAATTTAAAATTTTTAATCAAAATAATATTGAAGCATTCCAACCCAACAACCTAAAAAAAATTGTAAGTAAAATGGCAATGATCGCATTGAGACGTGAGCGTTTAATGGAACGGCACGCAGGCAAAGCAACCTTTGTCCAGGATATAGAACCCACTTTCGACCATCCTTATTATTGGAATTTTGGTGGAGATCATAAACAACAGGCAATGAAATTATGGGGAATCGAGTCATAACTTTTATAAAAGAGAAAGACAGCAATGTCATTAATGTTCAGCAGTTCTTATTGCGCGATGAATTTGAACACTACAAAAGAGAATTGCGAGAAAAAGAATTAGAGAAGAAGAGAAAGCGATGGTTGTTCGTTGCAATGTTAATTGTAATGACTTTTATTACATACTTAACAATCCAAAAAAAAAGCTCCGCTCTTCCCATCTCTAATAATGGGAGCCAGGTAAATTCAGTTATTTTTGCTGAAACTGGTTTTTCGATACTGGCGAGTGTTGTTGTTCCAGTTCATCCACCTGGCTCTCGGAAAGGAATTTATGGGTAAAGTCATTCATCTTAATACTTTAGATCCTTATCTTGAAAAATTAAAAAAAAGCGGGGGGATGTGGAGAATTGACAGAAATAAATATGCCATTAAGCATTTAGAAGTAGAAAGATTAGCAACCCTTTATAACATTGAAACCGATATTAGCCTGGTCCATTGTGATTTAAAAGCTGCTTGTGCAGTTGTTAAAGCAGGCGCTATGTTTCAAGGGAAAAAATATTATAGCCTAGGAGAAGTCTCTCCACAAAATAACAGATTTGGTTATCCAGTTGCAATGGCGGAGAAGAGAGCCGTGGATCGTGCAGTATTAAAAGCGCTGGGTATTCACGGAGAAGTTTATTCCGATGTGGAATTAGATAATAGAATTGAAGAACAAAGAAATGAAAACGAAGGTGTCGATATAAACCAGGCGAGTATCATCCTGGAGCGATTAAAAAATATAAGACACATAGCCAATTTAGAAGAGCTGAAATCAGACAATAAAATGTATTTGGGACAGCTTGAAAAACAGAATTTGGAATTGTGCAAAAAAGTAATCAAAGCAATTTCAGATAAACAGCTAGAACTAAAAGGAGTGATATAACTATGGCTGAATATGAAAAACCAAAGGATCCGAATTGGGTATGTACTTTCTCATTGAGAAGGAACCCGGATAAAAAAGATGGTAAGCCAGAAAACTTACCAGATTTTATCCTACCCGACTCGGAAAAGAAGAGTAAAAGCGGGAGACCTTTTCGTAAAAACTTTACGATTAATGATGTCTGGTGTGAAGCTGCGGCTTATGTCCAGAAGGATAATTCTGTAAAGATTACGATTAAGAAAACCAGCACCACTAATTCTGCACCCAAACAAACGACAACTGTTGATGCAGGAATAGGAATATAAAGGGGAAGCACTATGCAATATGGATTAACTTCAAAACAATTAAGATTGTATAAGTTTATTAAAAGCTATATTGCCAAAAAAACCATATCGCCTTCTTTCGATGAGATGAAGAAGGCGGTGGGTTTAAAAAGTAAAAGCGGGGTCAAGCAGATCGTTGACCAGCTGGAAAATAGAAAATGGATAACAACATTAAAAGCGCGAGCAAGATCTATCCGCATCGCAAAATAGATTTAAGTCCCGATCCGAACACCAACGAATTGATTAGCCGGATCCTGGACCGGGATAAAGAAGGGATGGATAAATTCAAATTGACAATGCGCCAAGCGATGTTCAAGAATCCCAAAGATACTTTACATTGGTTGCATAATGCACTAGAAGAAAGTATTGATTTATCAAGGTATTTAATAGAAGCAATTTATTCTTATCAAATTTTATTCGAAGAAAATAAAAAACTCAAAAAAAAATTAAAGGAAGCAGAAGAATATGGAAAGATGATGTATGAAGCTCCGTGAGTAAAGGATTTGAAAAGTTTTGGTCGGGATCAGCAGGCTTTAAAGTCAGCGAAGATTTCTCAACCATAGAGGCAGCACAGAAACAGGCATTGCCTGGTAAGGCTGCACGTTACGAAGTTAATAAGGATTCGATTAGCTTCGAGTTTACTAGAATCAAAATGAAAGGAGGAAAAGATGCAGGTAGAACCCCTACAATCGACTCATTATCAAAAGATCCAGGCGGAGATCCAGGAAAAGGAAAAAGAAAAGAAAGCGATCAACGCAAAGATAACGAGAGCCAAGACAAAAAATGATGGGAGATACCCACCATTTGTAGCAGCTTTATCGAAAGAGAGTCATCAAAAGCTGGTTGACATTATACAGCTGCAAGATAAATTAGTAAATTATAGCCTATAAATAGGCATAATAAGAACCCTTCCCAACTACTGAAATAAGTAGTCTATCCAAACTGCGCTCCGAATAAACAAATATTGACAATCTGACATTTGGTGTATTGACAATACGACAATAATGCTTATATTAACAGTATGAGAAACAAACACCAGAAAATGAAAAATTCTCAAGGAGCTGTGTTGACAGATGTTGATGGAAGAGAAGTGAATGGCTGGTTTGAAACTTCCAATAAGTACAAAGACACATCCCAAAGCACAGGCTCCGGTTTAAAAAAGAACTTTAAAACTTATAGATTCAAAACCTACCAGAAGTTAGAAAAGTTTTTTCTTAATAAAATACTTCCACAAAAAAATATAAGCTCAAAGGTTATCGGCAAAACATTATTTGTTTGGAAGAAACAAAGGAAGGCTGCTTAATGAAACCATTAGAATTTGATACTAAATTTTGTAAAAACGGTAAAGGTAGATTGCTTACTTTTATTTATGATGATGAAAAATTCCAAATG